ATAATTTGTGTTTGAGCTAATATAATAGATTTATAATTAGTATTCCTAATATTATTACGTATAACATCATTAGTTGACCGAACAATCATATCAATGATATTATAATAATCTCTATTTTGTTGTGATTTTTTATTCATTAATGATATTTGTTGTATGAATTTGTCTTTATTAATCTTATTTAATAGGTAATTTATTCTAAGTTCTCTCATTTTAATTTCGTCTAATTCATATATGTATTGAGAGCGTGTAATATCATCCAAATGAAGCATTCTGCGATATAATATTTCAATTTCATTAGGATTAACATTAGGTATAAAGGGATTTTCACGTCTTTCTTTATGTATATTTACTAAAATGTCTCTCAATTCGTGTATAGTAATCATACGATTATCATTACACTGTATATCACCAGCATTACGAGGTATATTACCATTTGGACTTGTTCTTCTTAAATACGCAAAATATTCTGGATTATGAATAGGACCGCGTGTTATTATTTGTCCTGAAACCCAATCAAATGGTGTATGACAGCCGACACACCACATTTGATTACATCCATCTTTTTTAGAGATAGGAACTTTACATTTAGGACAAGGTTTAGTCTCTTTTTTGAGATATTGAACGGTATCTAAGTCTTCTTTTTTACATTGATGATTATCAATTTTAATAATACGACAATCTTTACAATAATTAGTATTACATAAACTACATTTATATGTACTAGTTATTAAACCTTTACAATTATCAGTAATACAAGACATAATTATATTAGGTGTATGCTCTTTCTTTTCATCATCAGTATTGTCTATATTATTAGGTGTCCAATTTTGATTATGTCGCATTCGTCCTAATGTCGTTTTATTTCTTGTAATAATATTATTAAGTTGGTGAATACGTTCTTTAATTGATTTACGATATTTAATATCATCATGACCATAAATATGTGGAGACTTTTCATCATCTGACAATTTTTTTTGTAAAAGATTGTGTATATCAATTTCAGTAGAAAGAGGGTCTCTTTCTTTTATACAATTGATAATTTCATCAGTTAGTGAGTTATAGTGTGAAATATATAATTGTGTATTATAGAATTTAGCTTCTTGTTCGTGAAATAGATTTTTCTGAATAGCTATTTTCCAATCTTTATTATAGAATGTTTTAGTAACATTATCTATAAAGAAATCGTGTTCGTGTGTATGCTTACAGTTATCATTCATACAAATAGGTTGTAGTTTAGAAATACAGTATTCTTGATAACATTTACGACATACTTCAAAATTACAGTAAGAACACTTAACGAGTGGTCTTAATTTAGTGATTTTATTTATACATATATTACAATCAGTCATTTTGTATAGGTATTAATATTAATAAAAAAAATGGTGGATGAAATCAAATTTTTTATAATTTATTTATCATTTGAGCGCCACGAAAATACAGGTTGTTCATTATTCATTGTAGGAGATGTTGAACGCCAAGTCGTTTCATTAGTAGGACTATTATTGACTGACCGATTGGAAGATTTCATTTTTTTGTGTAATGTTTCATTAGTAGGACTATTATTGTTAGTTCTATTTTGTGATGTTATTTTATTATGTAATATTTCATTAGTAGGACTATTATTGACAGCTTTATTTGGTGATTTCATTTGATTAATAGGACTATAGTTATTTCTAACTGGACCATAGTTATTTCTTGTTGGTGGATCTATTTGTGTTGATTTTGTTGATTTTGTTGATTTTGTTGAACGCCACGAGAATAAGACTTTTTCATTATCATCACATTCTGTAGATTGTTGATTATTTTTAGGGGAAGATAAAGAATTGAATTCAGCTCTATTAGTATTTGTTAGATTACTACCAAATAACATAGATTTAGATGGTTCATTTGTAAACTGTGGTGATGAAAATACTGAATTATTGGTATTTGTATTGAATGTAAATAAGGGTTTATTATATTGTTCATCATTAATAGATTTAGGTTGTTCAATATATTGTTCATTAGATATTGATGGATAATTCAGCATTAAATGGAATTTGTTTGGTTTATCAGATGTAGATTGTTGATTATTTTTAGGGGAAGATAAAGAATTGAATTCAACTCTATTAGTATTTGTTAGATTACTACCAAATAACATCGGTTTGGATGGTTCTAGATTACCAAATGACATAGGCTTAGATGGTTCATTTGTAAACTGTGGTGATGAAAATACTGAATTGAAATTGAATTCTATATTATTGGTATTTGTATTGAATGTAAATAAGGGTTTATTATATTGTTCATCATTAATAGATTTAGGTTGTTCAATATATTGTTCATTAGATATTGATGGATAATTCAGCATTAAATGAGAAAGGAATTTACTTGGTTTATCAGGTGTAGATTGTATAGGATTTATACCAGGATGACATTTACAAGACATATTAAATGAGCTTGAGCAGGTATTGTATCTACAAGGTAAATTGAATGAGTGTGGGTAGGTATTATAATTAGACATATTGGTTTGATTTAACAATATTAAAAAAATAATGTAATGGATAAATCAAATTTTTGAATATAACAAACAATGTTTGGATGAGGGCGTGTTTAAAAAGTAATATTTATTTATATGACAGTTTCAATATGGAATACCGAACGAGAGATAATTTAAAAAAAGAGTTAGCAACATTATCAATAAGTGAATATCAAGAAATATTCAATATATTAAGAAATGATAATATAACATATACAGAAAATAAAAATGGTGTATTCATAAATCTAAAACACGTTAATGAACCAACAGTAGATAAAATATTCAATTTCATAGAGTTTTGTAAAGATAATAAGAAAAACTTGTCTATATTAGATGAAAAACAGAAAGAACATATAAAAAATACAAATATCAATAAGCAATCACGGTCATATACAATGGATGTAAATAATGATGAAATAATAAATAATCTTGAAAATAGTGTATTAAATAATAAGAAATTATTACCAACTGAAAATTTTACATTTCAAAATTTCATAAATAAATATACAATTACTAATATGAAAATATTTCCTGAAAATGAAAAAATAGTATATCCTATATTGAAGCAATTTAAATGTAATTTTACAGGAGTTAAATATCGCATACTTAAAAGATGTAGGGATATATCTAAGATGACGAGTGATAAGTTTGTGAATCTATTATTTTTTGAAATGGAAGATGGTCAATTAGATACAAAGAATATAACTATAAAGGATACAGAAAATCTATTTGATGATAATGATAATTATGAGAAGAGTGATAATGATAGTGATGACGATAATGATGATGTTTAAATATATATTTAAATATATAATGAGTATTTATATGAACTATCATTATAAAAATGAGTAAACTTGATAAATTAATAAACCAGATTAGAACAACAAATTTCCAATCTGTTTTATCACCTGAATTAAATGAATTTAGACAATTATTTGTAAATATTTATAACAATGAAAAAGTTGTATCACAATCAATAGAAAAGGTAAATAGATATAGGGATATTTTTAAGTTTTTGAATTTGAATAATAAGAATTCATTAACAAAACCAGTAATTGTTATAACAAAAGATAATAGTAATACAATAAAGCAAAATACATCAAAGTTTATAAAATTGGAAGATTATGATTTTAAATATTTTAATAAAAATGAAAATGATTTATATTCGTGGATGGTTTTTTCAATATTTGCGAGTAAATATTTATTACAATTGACATTAAATGAACGAAATGATTGGCTAAAAAAGATAAAATATGATGTTTTAACTGATTTTAATAAATATGATTTATTTAAAAGAAATTCATATAATGAAGATTTTAAAAAATCAGATTTAGATGGTATATTTGGTATGAATCAACAAATACCATTAAATATGATACGTATATATGCGGATGTTCTAAATATAAATTGTTTATATATTAGTATGACAGGAGATATAAAATATGTCAATATATGTCAACCTAATAGGGCTACTTGGTTTTTTATAGAAGATGATAATGGAAAAGGATGGTATAATATAATGAAAAAGAAGAATAGTGTTAATGAATTTTTGCGATATAATGAAATAAATGAAATTATAATGAATGATATGAAAAATATTAATAATTTTAATGATAAAACAACATTAGATGTATTACAGAATTATGCGAAAGGATTAGGTATTGACCCTAAAAAGGAAGGTAAAGTAGGAAAGAAGAATAAATTAAAAAGTGAATTATTGGAGGAAATAAAGGCATTAGTATCTATAGAAGATAAATAATTTGACATAAAAATAAATATAGGAATATATAATATAAAAAATGTTTGAAATCAAAGCAGTATCACCTGAATTAGAACAAAAAATAAGTAATAATAATGCGGATTTTAATATAGCTGGTTTAATGTTAGAACGATATTACAATATACCAGAAATAGAAATAGAAGCACGTATTATTAGAAATGATATAGATTTAGTAATATTTAAAAGAATACAAGAATTTATAAAAAATCAGCCATCAATTAAGTTGGTTGAAGAAACAAAATCATTAGATATTTATGTTATGACAAGTAATAGATTAAATCCGAGTGATAAATTATCAAATCTCCGATTTACTCTTAATGGTTCTGATATAGGCGAATATTGTAGAACTGATAAAATTCCAAAGAATTTTTCATTACTATATAAATCACCTTTATATTGGAATAGACCAATAACAGATATAACAGAAATAGATAATTATGATATCAATATATCAGATAGTAAAATCGGAAATCATTTTATAGATTTACACGATATTCGTATTAATGCGAAGATAGAATTAGAATTGAATAAGGATAAAAATATATTTGAATTAAAAAATAATGTATCAGTTCCTACTTTTTTACAAGATGCTTTAAATACAGCAACTACTAAATGGAATTTTTATAAAACTCAAAACTTTACATCATTATTTAAAACATATCGTTTAAAACATAGATATCGTTATTTATTTTCATTTCAAAATGAAGATAGTTCTACAAGAGACAATTTCTATATTGATATAACGAAAGTTAAAAGTTCTAAAAAAGATATAGATGGACGTGATATACCTGTTTTAAATTTTATTGATTCTGAAATAGTAGAACAGAATGAACAATATGAAATTGAATTAGAAATAATAAAAACAGAACAATCTAAGTTAGGACAAACAATACGAAATGTATTATACCAATTTATTAGTCGCAAATTATTGCCATATGCATTTAAATCACCAATAGAATATGTATATTCTCAAAAAGAAGAAGAAATGATTAGGAATAATTATATGAAAGAATTGAATAATGCCTATAATAATATTTTAAGATATAAGATTGCGATAGTTGATTTATTAATGAGTATGAGTGAACATATGAGCACTATATATAGACAGAAAGGACAAATAGATATGAATATAGAAAATAGAATATCAAATAAGTTGAAAGAAATATATGGAATCTATAAATATAATTTTTATGAAAAAAACTTACAATTACATAATTATAGTTATTATGTTAGATTAGTGAGTTCATTAAAAAAGGATAGAGTTAATACAAAAGATCGCTTTATTAAAAAGTTAGATGAATATAAAAGTAATTATGAAACACACATAAATAATGGATTATTTAGTAAAGACCCTAAATCTATATTTATAAGTCCACAAGTTATAACAATGTCTATGGAAGATATTCGTGCTGAAAATCCATATTCAATAAAATATAATTATACAGTTACTGATAAAGCAGATGGACAAGGTATGTTATTGTTTTGTTTTAATAATGGTGAAAGTTGGATGAATAAGCTCAATTTAATAGATAGTAATCTTAAAATACTACCTGTAGATATAGATGTAAAATCTAAAAAAGGATTATATGTATTAAATGGTGAATATATAACAAGTTTAGAAAGAAATAAGTATGGTATATTTGATACATATTTCATAGATGGGCAACCATATATAGATGCTCCATTATTATTAGATAATGATAGTAATTGTCGTATAGAAAAGGCTATAGATTTTGTAGATAATGGAATAGAAGATACAGAAGGACACATGGAAATAGTGGTAAAACGTTTTATAATGGGTTTAGATGATGAAAAGATGAATATATGGGATGCGGGAAGAGAAATATGGATGGACAAACACGAATATCATTTAGATGGTTTAATATATACACCCGCATATGAACCAGTTGGATTTGATATGAATAATAAAGATAGTGATTTGCGATTAGGTTTAAGTTGGAGTAGAAATTTAAAATGGAAACCAGATTATGAAAATACAATAGATTGTTTAATAAGATTTGAAAAAGATACAAAAGCACGTTATAATGGACGTGAGGTATTAGTAGATAAGATTGAAAATAAGGCTGAATTAGTATCAGGTGGACAACAAGAAATACGCCAATATAAAATAGGAAATATATTTAATGGTGCTAATGATGAAATATATACCACTCGTGATGATAGAAAAATATATGGTGTATTAAAGCCTAAGCCATTCAGACCACGTGTTGGAAATAATATAGTATCTAATAAAATATATTTACCATTAGTATGTGATGAACATACTGGAAAATGGAAAATATTGAGTAAGGATAATCAAGAAGTAGAGGATGATACTATAGTTGAATTAATATATGATAAGACAAATGAAGGTGAACGATATCAATATAATTGGACAGTATTAAGAACAAGATATGATAAAACTTATTTATATAAACAGGGCAGACAATCACAAAAATATTTATTCAATATATTACAAGCTTGTTTAAATGCTGCTAAGCCTGATGAAAGTATGGTATTAAAAATAATGAAGTATATATATATGCCTGAATATATACAGGATGATAAAAATAAAAATCCAGTTAGAAAGTTTTTAGCAAATAAGAAATATATATTGAACACATATAAAAGTGATGAAGATATAAAGGTAGATATAAAGTTTGGAAATACGATGAAAGTCGCGAATAGTATATGGAGTAGTATTCATAATCCAATAACTGAAAAGAATATATTATATGGTGAAGAAATACCAGATGAAGACACATATTATAATAAAAATGAAGATAGTGTTCGTTCATATTCAGTAACAACAGTATTACAGAAATTTCATAATTATATAAAGTCCGAATTATTAAAAAATGCTATACAATATTGTAAGGAACATATGGGTTATGCTCATATATTAGATATGACGTGTGGACAAGGTGGAGATATACAAAAGTGGAATTTATATGGTGCGAATAGGTGTTTAGCAATAGATTTATATAAGACGAATATAGATAATGCGAAAAATAGATATGAGAGTTTTAAAAAGACAAATCCACAATTTATGACAATAGATTTTATGGTGGGTGATGCGTCAAAGAGATATAAGACTGATAAAGTGAATGCGTTCCCATCAGTATATGATAGAGATTATTATAGTAATTTAATGAAAAATATTTATAATAAGCAAGTGTTTAATGTAATACCATTTATGTTTTCAATCCATTATTTCTTTGAAAATAAAGAAAGTTTTAGTAATATGATAAATAATATAAATGACCATTTAGCAGAAGGAGGTATATTAGTTGGGGCTTGTTTTGATGGAAATAGAATATTAGAAGAATATATTTTAAATTTTATGAAATCAATAGAAGCGAACGTAGATGAAGTGAGATTAGACGATTTAGTTATATACAAAGATGGACGTATAATATTGAAGATGAAGCCAAATTTTATAGAAAAGAATATGAATGCTAGTTGGCTTAAAAAGACACCTCCTAGATTACCAGATGATAGTAATAGTATAGGATTAGATATAGATGTATTTATACATACAATAGAAAAGATGGTAAAGGAATATTTAGTAAATTATAATTATTTGGAAAGTGAATTGAGAAAGTATAATATAGTTAGATTGAGTGATGAAGAGATGAGTGGAATGTCGTTACCAAATAAGAAATGTGTAGGTTCATTTGAAGATATGTATGAGTATATTAAGGATATAAGAGAAAGTGTAGATGATGATGGATTAAAGAGAAAGATAGATAATATATTAGATAATTTGAGTGAGGAAGAATTTAACATATCGCGATTAAATGGATATTTTATGTTTATTAAGAAAGGTAAATATGTAGCAGAAGTTATAGATAAAGAGTTAGATGAATTAAAGTTAAAGTATAATAAGTATATAGAAGATGTAGATAAATTGGATAAAAAGGGAAATATGAAAAAGTATTTTGAAATATTGAGTAAATTGACAGATTTAGTGAAAGAAACGAAGAGTAGTGGTTCAGTAAGTATGAAGAGATATAATGAAGAAGTAGTAAAGCCAAAGTTGAGATTATTATTAGATGATTATAAAAAATTGGCAAAAAAATAGATAAGTATAATAAATGAATAATATACATCCGGCATCAATAAACCCTAAGATGAATAAGAGAAAATATATGAATAAGATACGAGAAAAATATATTGACAATTATAAGGATGATAAAAATGACAAAAAGATAGTAGGTGGAGATAATGAAGTTTATGAGATAGATGAGAATAATGGAAAAATGAGTAATTATTTGTATATAGGAGCTTTAACAACAATGATAGGCGAATTAGGTACTATAATATATTGGTTTTTGATATCATAATCTTTTTTTTTAGATAATAATAATATAATGAGTTCAATTAGAAATAGAAGAATTAGTAATAAGAAAATGATGGATAAACTCAGCAAAATAGAAAGTTGTCTAAATAGTAGAAAATGTAAAAATATAGAAGAAACTAAAAAGAAAATAAAAAAATTAGAAAAGTGTGTTAATAAAAAGTGTAATAAAATATTGACAACTTCAGAAGAAAAAAATAACAAAATAGTCGAAACTTGTAATAAAAGATTTCCACGAAGAAAAAATGCCTCAATATTTAATAAAAAGGAAAATGAAAAATTCAAAAAAATGATAAAATGTGTACGAAATGAAACAGAAAAACCTGAAATAGTTCGTTTAGAAAGAGATATGAAAAGATGTATGAGAAATAATTGTGGAAAATTAATATAATAATGTAAATGTTTTTATAAAAACTTTTATAAAATACATTTTAATGATTTTTATTTTGAATATTTACTCTTTATATAATCACGATCAGCAACATATAATTTATGCATAGTTGAATTATATTTATTTAATACAGCTAAATAATTTATTTTACGAAATACTGATAACCAATTACCATTCAATTCAGCAATAGCTTTATCTAACGCACTATGACGTTGTGATGGTGATAATTTAGCAACATTATGATAACCATGTTTTCCTAATGACCCCTTTTCTAATACAACATATACACGTTGTCCTTTTGAATCATATAAACCTACACGTTCATCGTGGCCACGTGTTTTTATACATTGTGCTGGAACTATAGCACTTTTAACTAAAGCGGACTTAACTTGACTACCTGATTTACGAGTATATGATTTACGATGAGAACTTGAACGCATATATGGAGCACGTAAAATATATCCCTTTGGACATTGAACTTTACCACTTGTTCGTTTATGAGCTTCTGCTTGCTTTCTTAACATTGAACGAACAATTTCGCCAGTTCTCTTAGCAGATTTATCACCATATGCTCCAGTTGCCTTGATACAACTTGATTTAACACTAACTCTCTTACCTGAACGAGTTTTACGTGAATAAGATACTCTACGAATTTGACCTTTTGAACACTTCTTTGAAGCCATTATTTCCTATAAATATATCATCGGTTTTTTTTTGATATTATTCAATTATTTTTTATTATATTAGAAAAATGTCTATAAAAATTGATGTAGGTGATACAAATATTTGTCGTATATGTTTAGACGACGATATTATACAAAATTTAATTTATCCTTGTAAATGTACTGGAAATATGAAATATATTCATAAAGATTGTTTGAATAAATGGTGTAATGACACAAGAAAAATCTGTGAAATATGTAAATATGAATTTAAAAAAGTTGGTAAATTAGTTCAATATTACGGTTTCCTGAATAGAATTAGAGAAGAATTTAATTATATGAACTTTACTGTATTATCATTAGTAGTATGTTTAAGTATGGTGTTATATCTAATTGATACGAGTTTTAACTTATCAATAGCACATGCTACTAAAATATATGGTAATTTTTTACAAAATACACGTATATATTTCTATATAATATATGGTATAATATATTCAATTATATGTATTTACGATATATTACAAGAAATTATACAATTAGATAATAAATTTAAAAAAAAATATATTAAATTAACATTCAATTTAGTATATTTTATTAGCTATATTATGCCAATATTATATTATAATTTAGGATGGGAATATAGTAATATTTTTACTGATATAGTAATGTTATCCATAATATATATAATAACATTGAGAAATCATATTAATAGTATTGATATAATAAATGATGAATTAGATAAGTTTGCAAATTATTTATCATAAATTATTTTGATTTATATTTTTTTTGTTAATTCTCTCATATTGTTGAAAATGTCAGTAAGAATAGATATAGGTGATACGTTTAAATGTCGTATATGTTTAGAAGATGATTTATTAAAAAATCTAATAAGTCCCTGTAAATGTAATGGTAATATTAAATATATTCATAGAGAATGTTTAAATAAATGGATAAATACAGACCCTAATAGAATTACAAAATGTGAGATATGTTCAACAACTTACAAAAGAAGGGGTACATCAATAAATTACTCAAATATATTAACAACTATTCGAAATAATTTTAATGGAAGTAATAGTTTATATATAATATTTATAATAGCATATTCATTATTAATATTTATTATAGATAAGGATTTAACTATAGCGGATAGTATAGGAACAAAAGGAGAAGGATTTTTACAAGAAACGAGAATATACTATGTAATTTTATATTGTCCATTCGTACTAGGTATTTGTATAAAGAATATGATATATGAAATAAATCAACTTGATGAAATGTTGCGAATGAAATATATGAAATTATATATAAATTACTATAATTTTATTATAATTACAGGAATATTATTATATTACATAATAGGGTTTAGATATACAAATATTTTAAGTGATTATTTAATTTCAATAATAATTTATATATGTTTATTGAAAAATCATATATATAATATAGATATAATTAATGATGAATTAAATTATATAATAGATTATGATATTAAAATTAATAATGATAATAGCAATAGTATAATTAACAATAATGATTAATTTAAATATAGATATGAAGCAATGTCGTATTTGCTTACAAGAAGATAATATAGATAATTTAATATATCCGTGTAAATGTAATGGATATATTAAATACGTTCATTCAATTTGTTTAAATAAATGGAGACAAATGAATGATAGTCCAACAAAGATGAGGGAAGATAAATGTGATATATGTTCTTTTTTTTTTATTAAAAAAGGTATACCATTAAAACGTAATAATTTTTTCAAATTAATAAATAATCATTTTTTAACTATGATATTATTAGTTATATTTCTATTAACATTTTATTCTTGTTTAATATATGCTATAGATGCTACTAAAAAATTAGCAAAATTAATAAATCTATATGGTGATAATCTACAAACAACTCGTATATATTTCATTATAAATTATTGTATATGGGTATTATTAATGAAATGTGTAATGATATCAGAATTTAAAAGAATGAATAAAATGTGGATAACTAAATATATACTATATAAAGGAAATTGTATATATTTACTATTTTATATTGCTATCGTATTACATTATACTATAGGTTGGAATTATACAAATATAGTAAGTGATATATTATATGGTTTATTTATAGAATTATCTATATTACAAAGACATATTTATATAATTAATAAAATAAATGAAGAAATGGATGAAATAATAAATTATAGATAAACAGTTTCAACACGTCCTAACATTCCATTATTCATACAGACACGATAATGAATATGTTTATTTAATGTTTTACCTGATGGAATTTTATATGGGATTGGTTTGCGAACTTTTAAAACCGCAATACCATTTTCATCTGAACGAGTAACACCAGAATTACTATATTTAGAATATGCTAACCATGGATTATCAACAACATCATCTTTTGCGGATTCAGAAGCCCAATATATAACATTTGAATTAGGTTGAACTTTGATTGTTTTTGTAGTATCATAATTATCAGGTATTTTTTCAGCTAATGGTTCACAAGGAAATACAGTTTCACCTAAAAATGGTAAATAATAATCACGTGAAAATATGAAGTATAGGGCAGCTAAACCAATTATAATATATAATAGTGGTTCAGCAGATTTAAATGAGTTTTTAGCAGCCCATGTAAAAATATTCCATTTAAATAATCCAATTAATGCCCAAGCTATACCACCAAATAATACTATAGCTGCTAGTATTTTTTCAATAATTTTAACAATATATGTATCAATCATTATATAATATAATATTATATAATAAATGTCATTGATATTAATAAAGAATGATGATGAGTTATTAAAAGATATTGAAAGAGATGTTCAATATGTAAAAGATATGGCTTATGATTTAAATCAATTAGTTTATAAACAGAAAGAACCATTAAATAATTTAGAAGATAGTATAATGAATACAGCCAACAATATAAAAATGAGTGAGAATAATTTACAAAATGCGGAAGATGATAATAATAATTATAATAAAAAAAAGTTAATAGTTGGTATTACATCAGGTATACTATTAACAAGTATTATAGCTGGTCCATATATATCAATACCAATTGGATTAATAAGTATGGGCGGATATTTATATTTGAGAAAATAGATTATTTGAATGAATATAATTTATGGAATAGTTCGATGAATTGTGATGGAATATATTTGAAAGATATGAGAGAGCGATTAAACACGACTAGTGATTTACAATCTTTTTCCCTAATCCATTCTATAAATAAATTAGCATCATTAACTAATCGTTCCGCAGTTTTTGGACCACAACCTTTAACAACTGGTGGAATATTATCAGAATTGTCACCAGTCAATATTTTAGTCCATAAATGTTTTTTAGCATCATTTGGGTTTGTTCCAATAATTTCTTTACCAGAACCATCTAATAGTTTAATAGTAGGTCTATCTAAAACTTGTAAATAATCTTTATCAGACGCGAGTATAGTAATTTGTTTATTTGGATATTTATTTATAATAGATTTAACTGATAGATATACAATATCATCTGCTTCACATTGTTCTAATTGTAAAAAGTGTCCATAATCTTTTACAATTTTGTGTAATTCAGCTTGCCATTCAAGGCATAAGTTGTCAGCAGTTCCACGATTAGCTTTATAATCAGGATATATTTTAGTGCGCCAAAAGTTATGTTTTCTATCATCTTTACAGAAGAATATATCATTTTTACTAAGTTTATATTTTTTAGTAATAGTTTGTAATTGTTGATGTAGATGAGATATGAAAGTATCGTGTATCATATTATCGTCAATATTTTTAATTTCGTCTGGTTTATTTTTATAGACAAACATCATATTTCTTTTAGTTGCGTGATAACGATAGTGAAATAAATAGCCTAAATCAACTAACATTATATTATTACTATTTTCTATATTAAACAGTTGATGAGATGAACAACAACAACATTCATCATCCATCATCTTTGTTTGACTATCATTATTTTTTTGTTCTTTCATAAGTTTATTAGAAACATCTATATTAGGCATATTTATAGATTTAGGAATAGGTCTTGTTCCACCAAAATGTGTTATATGTTGTATTTGTTTAGATAGATTAGATAATATAGTAGTTTCTTCTAAAAAATCGCCAATAGTTTCAAGTATAACAGGAATATTATGTGTAAAAGACTTAGTCGCAAAGTGTAATAGTGTATCCGTAGGAATAGAACCTTGATTTAGAGTTCCATGACGGTCAACGTGGCTATTATATTTTGTAGAACTATTATTGAGGTGAATTAGTAATAAATTGTGAAGACCTATAGATTTGTCAAAATCGTCAAATAATTTATCAACTGCTTCAGTAGTTTCAATATTATAACCAGCTGAATGAATATGACATGTATCAATACAGAAACCTACAAATTGTTGTTGTTCTTTATTAAAAGAGTTCCATAAACGAGTTAATGGTTCAATAGAATTATTTTCAGTTGTAAATAGTTCCGTTCCTTGTCCAGCACTAGTTTCAATAATAAGTTTAGTAGTCATATTTAGGGATATCATTTTATTTAGTATAATAGAAATACTGTCTATCATATTTTTTTCAGCAATATCTTTTTTTAGACCTACTGCTTTACCCATATGAAGAACACATCCAATAGAACCAAGTTCTTGTGATATACATATTTCATGCCAAAGTTCATTAATCCAAAATGCGTCATCTGTATTAGGTTCACGTGCGAAATTGAAGACATATGGAGAATGAATAATAAGACGCATATTATTATTTTGTAAGAATTGACGAACATTAATAGCTTCATCTTTATATTGGTTAAATGTTTTTTGAGACATTCGCCCACTACGTGGATTACCTACAAATATTTGTAATGCTGTCGCACCTAAATCATTTTTAGCTACTTGAAGTGTATTAAGAACGGTATTTTGTTTATGTAAATGAGGACCAAAAAAATGGATATTATTTGTCATTTTTAATAATTTATTAATATAGTATATTTAAATCGTAAAAATCAAATTTTTATAATAATTATAAAATACTATATTATAATGAGTAACTGTAGTGGTAATAATCCATATGGTGGTAATAATCCAAATAGACGGAAGGGTTACTATTATAGAAGAGAAATACAACCATTTGAACCTGATTTTACTGGTAATTTTTGGGATATATCTGGTACAAGCATATATAATACAAATGGTTGCGGCGAAGGATATGTTGGTATAGGTAATAGTAATCCACAATATAATTTAGATGTGAGTGGAATATTGAATGTTAGTAATCGTATTATAACTTATGGTATATCAGCTGAAATTGCTGACTTAAATTATATAATAGATGTGGTTGGTTCACCCGGTTATCCTAGTGCTTCTACATTAGTATTAGGTAGCACACCAAGTGGTATAAAATGGATTGATGTATCAGCCGGTGGAGGAGGTGGTTCATTACCGACCGCTACACAATGGAGTGAATATATATACTATAATACAACTATTGGGGCTTATCAAGTAGGTGGTGGTTCAGGTGATTCGAATAGATTACATTTAGCTTCTGGCGCTGGTCAAGGTGCTCAAGGGACTGGAGCTATTGCTCTAGGTTTTCAAGCTGGACAAACAAATCAAGGAATACAATCTATCGCAATAGGAGTTCAAGCTGGGACAAGTAATCAAGGAGCAAATGCTGTCGCTATAGGTTATCAAGCAGGTATATCTGGTGAAAAATCAGGAGCTATCGCAATAGGATATCAAGCAGGAGCCTATAATCAAGGAACTAATTCAATAGCAATTGGAAACTTAGCTGGAAGAACAAATCAATTAATAAACTCTATAATAATAAATGCGACCGGAGTTGATTTAAGCTCTATAGATATGAGCGGTTTATATATAGCACCTATTAGACAGGGTAGAGAAAACTTTGTATTAACATACAATACAAATAATAAGGAAATTAGATATACTAATGATTTAAGTTTGAATAATTTAGATATATCTAATAGACTTCGTGTAAATGATTTAAGTGCTACTAAAATATATACAAATGATTTATCAGCTATTAATGTTTTAATAGTCAATTTAGATGTGTCGCAGGCTAATATTAAAGACTTTAGTAGTAATAAAATATTTGTTAGAGACTTATCAGCAGTGAATGCTAATATAACCAATTTATATAGCAATAATATTGATGGTAGTTTTAATATAATAGATACAAATGATACTAATACATATTATCCGTTATTCACTCAAGGTGTAGGATACCAAAAATTAAGAATAGATACTAATAAGTTGATATATAATCCAGGGTTAGATAGATTGGGTATAAATAGAGATCCGAGTTATAATTTAGATTTAAGTGGTTCATTCAGAACAACAACTATAATAGATAGATTACTAAGTAGTGGTGCTAACGGTCAAGTATTAACATCGACAATTACTGGTATAGAATGGAAAGATGTTTCTGGTAGTGGAGGTGGTGGAACTAATTATTGGACATTAACCAGTGGTGGTGCTGATATATTCAATAATAATAATAGTAATAATGGAAATGTCGGTATAGGAACAGGAACTGTATCATCAATTCCATATAAATTAGATGTCAGTGGAGAAACTAGAATACAATCAACTAATATTAGATATGGTATTCAAGCTGGACATACAAGTCAAGGGTCTTTCGGTATTGCTATTGGTTATCAAGCTGGACAAGGAACACAAGCATCTGGTGGTATTTCTATCGGTTATAACGCAGGTCTCGGTGGCGGTGGTGTTGGAACTATGATTAATGGACAAGGAACAAATGCTATAGCTATTGGAACTAATGCTGGTGGAACAAGACAACTAGATAATGCTATTGCTATCGGAACTAATGCTGGTCAAGGAACTCAATCATCCGGAGCAATTGCTATAGGTTATAACGCTGGTTTAGGTGGTGCCAGTGGAACTTTCATATTCGGACAAGGATCTAATGCGATAGCTATTGGTGTATCCGCAGGAACAAGCAAACAAGGTACATGTGCGATTGCTATAGGTGATAATGCTGGTTCTCAAACACAAGGACAATATGCGATTGCTATGGGTTATTATGCTGGAAGAACTAATCAGACAGCAAACTCAATCATCATTAACGCAACCGGTACTGACTTGAGTAGTATGGATGTGAGTGGTTTATTCATAGCTCCAATTAGAAGAGTAACAGGTATAACTCAAGCGCTCTATTATAATACATCAACAAAAGAAATAGTATATAGTGATGTATCTGGTTCAGGTAGTTCTGGAACTAATTATTGGACATTAACCAGTGGCGGTGTTGATATATTCAATAATAATAATAGTAATAATGGTAATGTAGGTATAGGAACTGGAACGGTATCATCAATACCATATAAATTAGATGTATCCGGTGAAACACGTATTCAATCTATAAATGTCCGCTATGGTATTCAAGCAGGAAATACAAATCAAGGTTCATATGCGATAGCAATAGGATACCAAGCTGGTTTATCCGGTGAAAATATTAATGCTATTTCGATAGGTTATCAAGCAGGACAAGCAAATCAAGGGGTAAGTGCTGTTGCTATAGGTTCTGAAGCTGGACTAGTAAATCAAGGAGCAACTTCTATAGCTATTGGTAGTTTAGCGGGTAAAAATAATCAAACAGCTAATTCTATAATAATTAATGCTACAGGTTTAGATTTGAGTAGTATGGATGTTAGTGGGTTATTTATAGCACCTATTAGAGAAGTTATTAATACAAAAGCGTTATATTATAATACATCAACTAAAGAAATCACTTATGGAGATGTGTCCGGTAGTGGAGGTGGCGGTGGAACTAATTATTGGACACTCACTTCAGGCGGAAGCGATATATTTAATAATAATTCAAGTAATAATGGTAATGTTGGTATAGGAACAGGAACAGTTACATCAATACCATATAAATTAGATGTATCTGGCGAAACACGTATTCAATCCACTAATGTCCGTTATGGTATTAATGCGGGTCAAACTAATCAAGGTTCATTTGGTATAGCTATCGGTTTTCAAGCAGGTATATCAGGAGAACAGAGTGGAGCTATTGCTATCGGTTATTTTGCGGGTCAAACAAGACAAGGAACAAATGCGGTTGCTATTGGTGTAAATGCTGGTTTGGGAACGCAAGGTCAATCGGCTATTGCTATAGGTGATAGTGCGGGTCAAACTCAACAAAGAAGCGGCGCAATTGCTATAGGTTTTCAAGCTGGTCAAGGAACTCAATCAAATAATGCTATTGCTATTGGTGTTCTTGCTGGTGTATCCGGAGAACAGAGTGGAGCTATTGCTATCGGTTATTTTGCTGGTCAAACAAGACAAGGAACAAATGCTATAGCTATAGGTATAAATGCGGGTTTGGGAACTCAAGGTGTTAATGCTATTGCAGTTGGTAGTTCAGCAGGTCAAACACAACAAGGTTCCGGTGCTGTTGCTTGGGGATGGCAAGCCGGTCAATCTACACAGGGGATTAATGCTTTGGCTATAGGTATTAATTCTGGTCAAAATAATCAAGGACTAGGTGCTGTTGCTTTTGGTCCTTCTTCAGGTAATAATTCACAAGGAATTAGTGCTATAGCTATTGGTACTTCTGCTGGTCGTGAAATACAAGGACAAAGTGCTATAGCTATAGGGGAAAATTCAGCAACCACCGGACAAGGTTCAGGTGCTATTGCGGTAGGTTTTCAAGCAGGTCAAGTAGCTCAAAGTGATAATGCTCTTGCTATAGGAGTTTTTGCTGGTCAAACATCACAAGGTAACGGAACAGTTGCTATTGGTACATTAACAGCTGCTCAAAATCAATTAACACAAGCAATTGCGGTAGGTCTTCGAGCTGGACAGACGACACAGGGACAAAATGCTATTGCTATTGGTGCTTTTACTGGTCAAACACAACAATCTTCGGGAGCTATTGCTATGGGTTTTCAAGCAGGTCAAGGAACTCAAGGTGTAAATGCTATTGCTATCGGTATTCAAGCAGGTATATCAGGGGAACAATCTGGTGCTATTGCTATCGGTTATTTTGCTGGTCAAACAAGTCAAGGAACTAATGCTATTGCTATAGGTGTGAATGCTGGTTTAGCAAGTCAAGGAACAAATTCTATAGCTATCGGTGAATTAGCAGGTCAAAGTAATCAAGCGAACCTTTGTATTGCTATAGGCTTACAAAGTGGACAAACAGGACAACAAGGTAATGCGATATCTATTGGTTTTCAAGCAGGTCAAGGTAATCAAGCCGATAGATGTATTGCGATAGGTAGATTTTCTGGTCAAACAAGCCAAGGTCAATTATCAATTGCTATTGGTAATCAATCAGGAGGTCTTAATCAAGGTTTTAGTGGTATTGCTATTGGTAATTCAGCCGGTGCTTTTCAACAAGGTGGTAATTCAATTGCTATAGGGTCATCATCAGGAAATACAGGTCAAGGTGGCAATTGTATAGCGATTGGTCAATCTTCAGGACAATCTGGACAACAAACGGGGTCAGTGGCTATAGGATTTCAAGCAGGTAATAGAAATCAAGGAACTAATGCGATTGCTATAGGTGTTCTTGCTGGTGTATCCGGAGAACAGAGTGGAGCTATTGCTATCGGTTATTTTGCTGGTCAAACAAGTCAAGGAACAAATGCTATTGCTATTGGTGTAAATGCGGGACAAACTGCTCAAGGTACAAACTCTGTAGCAATCGGTAGTAGTGCCGGTTCTTCTATGCAAGGTAGTTTATCAGTTGCTATAGGTAATAATGCTGGTGCGAATACACAATCAGGAGAAGCAGTTGCTATTGGTAATGGTGCCGCTGGGCAAGGACAAGGTCTCGGTGGTGTCGCAATCGGTAGAGGTGCGGGTAATTTAAATCAAGGGCAATATGCCGTTGCTATTGGTTGGGTTGCGGGAGGTAGTAATCAGGGAACTTTCGCTACTGCTATTGGTGTAAATGCGGGTTTAACTGGTCAAGGTTCAGGTGCTACATGTGTTGGTGCTAATGCTGGACAAACTAATCAAGGGACAAATGCGGTCGCGATTGGAAATAGTGCTGGAGGTAACTCACAGGGACAGAATACAATTGCTATTGGTAATAGTACTGGTTTAACTTCACAAAGTTCTGGTGCCGTTGCTATGGGTTTTCAAGCAGGTCAAGGAACACAAGGTATTAATGCTATTGCTATTGGTGTTCTTGCTGGTGTATCTGGAGAACAATCAGGTGCTATAGCTATAGGTTATTTTGCTGGTCAAACAAGACAAGGAACAAATGCTATTGCTATAGGTATAAATGCGGGTTTAGGAACTCAAGGTGTAGATGCGATTGCTATTGGTGATGGCGCTGGTCAAACAAATCAAAATACAGGCGCGATAGCAATTGGTTCTCAAGCAGGTCAAGGAACCCAAGGAACTAATGCTATTGCTATTGGTAATTTAGCAGGTAGAACTAATCAAACTGCTAATTCTATAATAATTAATGCTACAGGTTTAGATTTGAGTAGTATGGACGTTAGTGGTCTATTTATAGCACCTATTAGAGAAGTTATTAATACAAAAGCATTATATTATAATACATCAACTAAAGAAATCACTTATGGAGATGTGTCAGGTAGTGGAGGTGGTAGTGGAACTAATTATTGGACATTAACCAGTGGCGGTGCTGATATATTCAATAATAATAATAGTAATAATGGTAATGTCGGTATAGGAACTGGAACAGTATCATCAATTCCATATAAATTAGATGTCAGTGGTTCATTCAGAACTAAAACTATAATAGATAGATTACTGAGTAGTGGAGCTAGTGGACAAGTATTAACATCTACAATCACTGGTATAGAATGGAAAGATGTATCCGGTAGTGGTGGTAGTGGAACTAATTATTGGACATTAACCAGTGGTGGTGCTGATATATTCAATAATAATAATAGTAATAATGGTAATGTCGGTATAGGAACTGGAACTGTATCATCAATTCCATATAAATTAGATGTAAGTGGAGAAACAAGAATACAATCAACTAATGTTAGATATGGTATTCAAGCAGGAGATACAAATCAAGGTTCATATGGAATAGCTATCGGTTATCAAGCTGGATATACTAATCAAGGCTCATCCGCGATTGCTATGGGCTATCAAGCCGGATATACTGACCAATCCAATAATGCGATAGCTATAGGTAATTTAGCTGGTAAAAATACACAAGGTTCTGCGTCTATTGCTATCGGTTATGTTGCTGGTCAATTTGCCCAAGGTTCATCTGCTATAGCTATTGGTAATAATGCTGGTATGGATACACAAGGCACTAATGCGATAGGTATAGGTGTATCAGCCGGACATACAGTTCAAGGACAATCAGGTATTAGTATTGGAGTTCTGGCAGGTGGATATTATCAAGGTTCTGCGGGTATCGCATTGGGATTAGCTGCGGGTCGTGGACTACAAGGACATAATGCTATCGCAATAGGTGTAAACGCTGGTTTATCAGGAGAACAATCAGGAGCAATATCTATAGGTATTAATGCGGGTCAAACATTCCAAGGAACAAATAGTATTGCTATTGGTAATAGCGCAGGTAATGATACACAAGGACAAAATGCTATCGCGATTGGTATATCTGCCGGACATACAGTTCAAGGACAATCAGGTATTGGTATAGGTGTTCAAGCAGGTGGATATTATCAAGGTTCCGGTGGTATAGCAATAGGTTATCAAGCTGGTATATCTAATGAAGGTATCAATGCTATTGCTATTGGTAACTTAGCTGGTAGAACTAATCAAACAGCTAATTCTATAATTATTAATGCTACTGGGTTAGATTTGAGTAGTATGGATGTTAGTGGTTTATTTATAGCACCAATTAGAGAAGTTATTAATACAAAAGCATTATATTATAATACATCAACTAAAGAAATCACTTATGGTGATGTATCTGGTTCTGGTGGAGGTGGTAGTAGCCAATGGACTACAACCGGTAATGATATTTATAATAATAATACAGGTAATGTAGGTATTGGAACTACTACACCTGCTTATAAATTAGATATTAGTGCTCAAGCAAGAGTTAGTGATAGACTATATGTAGGTAATAGTATTCATATTGGTAATACATCAAATATTGATATGTTTATGGACGCAAGTTCATCAATAGATACATTAGTTGGTAATTCAATAAGTTCAGTAATAGATATATATCATACAGCATATCCATATGGTGATGCTTCAAATGTAATAATTGATATAAGTTTTGCTAATTGGGGAACTAATAATGTAGGAGCAATATTAGATATTATGTCTGGTTCACGGTCATTCAATACTTCTTTAGGTGTTGGTATTGTATCAGGTAGGCTATATGCGATGAATACAGCAGGTGGAACAACATTTGATAGTTTCAATGAAATAGGTTTAACTACTAAAGATATATCTTTTACAGTGGTTAGCCCTGGCGATTATGGATTAAGATTATCATTTAAGCCAACATATATAGCTGATGTGGTAACTGGTTCAGTTCGCGTTGTTAATTTAACTGGTGTTCCCGCAATAACTGCGGTATATAGTAGAATATTCAATTCTGATGGTATAACACCGCCTTAGTAATGAATAATATACTATAAAAAATAATATAGTATATTAATAGAATGAGTAATGATAACACACTATTCAAGTCAAATGTAAATATAACTAAGGATTTAGTAGTAGGTAGTGATAAATTATTTATCAATAGTTCGAATAATCGTGTAGGTATTAACTTATCTAATCCAACAAATCCATTTGATATATCTGGTGCCGTTTCAATAGGGGCTACGAGATTTATGTATGGACCTACTAATGCCACACAACAAGGAGAAAATGCTATTAGTGTAGGTTTTAATTCAGGAGAGTTTAATTCCGGTTCAGGTGCTATATCAATCGGTTATAATACTGGGCAGAATAGTCAAGGAATAAACTCTATTTGTATAGGCACCTTATCTGCTATTACGAGTATGGGTGAAAATACTATAGCAATTGGAGATTCTATTTCTAGTGGAACAGGCATTATGAATCGTAATATAATCGGAATTGGTTATCTTACTTTATCAGATGCCAATTCGACTGATAATAGTGGTGTTATAGCAATTGGAATGGAGGCAGGAAGAAATAATGCGGCTATTTATTCAATAAATATTGGCAGATTAGCAGGCGATGCAAATAGCGGTGTTTCAAGTATATCTATAGGTTTTCAGTCCGGAATGTCTAATACTGGTGGTTCAGGAAATACGGGCAATATATCTATAGGACAACAAGCAGGACAAACAGAACAAACTTTAAATGCTATTGCTATAGGTGCCCTTGCTGGAAGTAGAAATCAAGGAACAAACTCTATTGCTATAGGTTTATCTGCTGGACAATCAGGACAAGGTACTAATAGTATAGCAATAGGTAATTTAGCAGGGTCTTTGACACAAAATGCAGGTGCTATTGCAATAGGTTTATCTGCCGGACAATCTCGACAAGGTGTTAAAAGTATAGCTATAGGAACTCAAGCAGGTCAAGGTACTCAAGGAGCAAATAGTATAGCAATAGGAACTCAATCCGGTATTGGGGCTCAAAGTAATAATAGCATAATAATTGGTTCAACTTTTCAAAATCATGCGGCATATTCTATTTCAATTGGATCGGCTACAGGAAACACACAAGGTCTATATGCTATTGCTATAGGTATTGGTTCAGGACGTTTGGGTCAGGGGCAATATTCTATTGCTATAGGTATTAATTCAGCACAAACACAACAAAAAAATTTTGCTATATGTATAGGTCAAAGTCTTGCAATAACTCAAAATAATCATGGTATTATTATAGGAACTCAAGCAGGAGTATCACAACAAGGAACCGCGAGCATTTCTATAGGTTTTCAAGTAGGACAAACAGTACAAAGTTCTAACTCAATCGTAATAGGAGTAAATTCAGCTCAAGGAACTCAAGGTGCTAATGCTATAGCAATAGGAACGGTTACAGGTCAAGTAGGTCAAGGAAGCGGTTCTATAGCAATTGGTAATACAGTATCTCGTACAAATGCAGGTATAAATTCAATTGCTATAGGTCTTACTTTAGGAAGTGGATTAGCAAACAATATACCTAATGGAATTTCAATAGGTAATTCTAATAATAATGGTGCTAATCAAACAGGTACAATATCAATAGGTTCGCAATGTGGACAAACTAATCAAGGGACAAATTCTATTGCTATAGGTACTTTTACAGGGACAATCGATCAATCAGGTAATACTATAGCCATTGGAATTCAAGCCGCTCGTTCAACACAAGGGACCGGTTCAATAGCATTAGGTACTTTTGCAGGTACATCAAATCAAGGAAGAGAATCTATAGCGATAGGTGTTACATCAGGTACACAAACACAAGGAATAAATGCTATAGCAATAGGTAATATTGCAGGTGGTTATAATCAAGGCACTTATTCAATTGCAATAGGTAATCAAGCGGGCTTTACTAATCAAGGTAGTAATGCAATCGCTATAGGTTCATTAGCAGGTATTACACAACAAGGAAATAATAGTATTATCATATCTGCTGTTAATACAACTATGAGTTCAAACCCTGCGAGTTCATGTTTTATAAGACCTGTTAGAAGTGGTATTACGGATAATGCGTATGCTTTGTTATGGAATTCAGATACGAAAGAAGTGTTTGCATCAAATACCTTATCTACAAATGCTATAACCAAAAACTTTGTAATAAATCATCCATTAGATAATGATAAATATTTAGTTCATGCTTGTTTAGAAGGTTCAAGTGCCGACGTATATTATAGAGGAAAAGGAACTATAACTAATAATAATTATACTATTATAAATCTACCTGAATATGTAAAATATATATCAAACGACTTTACTATACAAATTACATCTATATATGATGGTATATTAAAAAAATACAGAACAACTGAAATAGATGATAACAAATTTAATGTATATGGTAATAATGGTTCTTTTTATTGGATAGTTTATGGAAAAAGAAAAGATATTATAGTAGAACCGAATAAAAATGAATATAAAGTATATGGTAATACACCATATCTATGGATAAATAAAATATAAAAAATAACTATAGTATATTAATAGAATGAGTAATATTAATACACTATTTAAAGGAAATGTTAATATGAATAGTGATTTAGTTGTAAATAGTAAGACGGTATATGTTGATAGTTCTAATAATTATATAGGCATAGGACTGGGTAATATTAATCCTATGGCGAATATAGATGTATCAGGAACAATTAATAGCACTATTATTGATATAAGTCATGTTAATATAGGTTATCAATCAGGTTCAATAAATCAAGGACTATTAACAACAAATATAGGGTTTCAAGCGGGTGTAGCAAACCAAAATACAGGTAGTGTTGCTATAGGTGCGTTCGCTGGACAAACATCACAAGGTACATATGCAGTATCAATAGGGGTTAGAGCAGGTCAGTATTCACAAGGTGCAAATGCAGTAGCAATTGGGACAAATGCAGGTCAAACTTCACAAAGTTCAGGTGCTATAGCAGTAGGAACAAATGCTGGACAATATTTACAAATGACAGGTGCTATTGCTATAGGATATAATGCCGGACAAACTAGTCAAAGTACATTTGCAATAGCTATAGGTTATCAAGCAGCCATGACTTCACAAAGTCAATATGCAATAGCTATTGGTAGTCAAGCAGGTGAAAATATACAAGGAGAATTGGCAATTGCTATTGGTAGTCAAGCCGGACAATATAGTCAAGCAACCGAAGCTATTGCAATTGGAACTTCCGCTGGACAAGTTAGTCAAGGATTAGATGCCATCGCCATAGGTTATAATGCTGGTAATATTAATCAAGGAACAGAAGCAGTTGCTATAGGATATCAGGCAGGATTATCAGGAGAACAATTTGGAGCTGTAGCTATTGGATATACAGCTGGTTATTATCAACAAGGTTCATATGCCGTAAGTATTGGATACGAAGCAGGATATACAAATCAAGGTGCGTATGCTATTGCTATTGGTGAAAATGCGGGACATACAGATCAAGGCTATAGTTCCATTGCGGTAGGAAATTTTGCGGGTGAATTTTCTCAAGATGCATCTGCTATTGCTATTGGAGAGTTGGCTGGTAATAATAATCAAGGACCTAATGCAATTGCTATAGGATATCAAGCGGGACTATCAAATGAACAATTTGCCGCGATTGCTATAGGTGCTATCGCGGGTGTTTATAATCAAGGTTCATACACAATCGCTATAGGAACTAGTGCTGGATATCAAAATCAAAGTCAATTTTCAATAGCCATAGGAACTGAAGCAGGTTATACTAACCAAGGTGAAAGTGCTATAGCAATAGGATATAATGCCGGATATATAAATCAAGGTTTATTTAGTGTAGCTATAGGCACACAAGCTGGTTATACTAATCAAGGTGAAGGTTCTATCGCAATAGGTAATCAAGCAGGTATATCTAATGAAAAAATATATGCAATAGCCATTGGATATCTAGCAGGACAATACGACCAAAGTGCAAATTCTATTGCAATTGGAGTTCAATCCGGTGAAACTGGTCAAGATATAAATGCTATATCGATTGGTTTTCAAGCAGGACAAACTTCTCAAAGTTCAGGTGCTATAGCAATCGGTTATAATGCTGGTAGTTTAAATCAAGGAACAAATACAATTGCTATTGGTGTAAATGCTGGTATTAGTAATGAAGGTGTAGGTGCTATAGCAATTGGTGAAAATGCAGGTGCTTATAATCAAGGTTCATATTCTATTGCTATTGGCTATCAAGCGGGATTTACTGGTCAAGATGCGTCATCTATAGCAATAGGAGTAAATTCAGGTCAATATAATCAAAAAAGTTATACTGTAAGTATAGGGAATAATGCTGGTTTATCTGGTGAAAATATAGGTGCAATTGCTATTGGACTAAACGCAGGTGCATATAATCAAGGTTCTTATTCTATAGCAATAGGTAGTTATGCAGGTCAAACTAATCAAGCCGCAAATTCTATTATTATTAATGCTACTGGTTCTGATGTTAGTGGAATGGATTTAAGTGGGCTATTTATAGCACCTATTAGAACAGCAAGTATTAATTCAAATATGTTATTTTTAAATCGTAATACAAATGAAATATTCTATTCAAATAATAGTTCAACTACATCAAAAACTTTCATTATTCAACATCCACAATACGAAGATAAATATTTAGTTCATGCCTGTTTAGAAGGTCCTGAAGCTGGCGTATTTTATCGTGGAAGAGGTATTATTACAAATAATAAAAATATTACTATTAATCTACCTTCATATGTAGATAAAATAGCAACGGACTTTACAATAAATATAACTGCTATAGAAAATAATAATATATATAAATCTACTGATGTTTATAATAATAGTTTTGATGTATATGGTTTAAATGGTTCATTTGATTGGATAGTTTATGGAAAAAGATTGGATTTAGAAGTTGAACCAAGTAAGAAAGAATATATATTATATGGTGATGGACCGTATAGTTGGGTTAAGAAAAAATAAAATATTCCTTTAGTATATTAATAGAATGAGTAATGCTAATACTACATATAAAAATAATGTTATTATAAGTAACAACTTAAATGTAGATAATGGTTCGTTATATGTAGATGTAAGTAATTCAAAAGTAGGTATAGGAACTACTACACCTCAATATGAATTAGATATATCTGGAAGTGTTAGAATAAGAACTAATTTAGTAAAATATGGATATAACGCAGGTAATATAAGTTTTAATACTAGTGCAATTGCTATAGGAGTTCGAGCAGGTGAAACAAATGCATCAACCGCATCAATATCAATTGGTTATTTGGCGGGTAGTGTTAATGCTGCTACAAGGTCAGTTTTAATAGGATATCAAGCAGGACAAACTTCACAAGCAACAAATTCTATACAATATAATGTAGCTATTGGTTATCAAGCATTACAAACTATAACGAATATACCAAAAAATATAGTTGCTATTGGTAGTGGTGCTTGTTCCAACTCGAGTTTAACAGGTGGTCCTGATAGTAATATAGGAATAGGTATAGATGCTGGAAAAAATCAATCACGTAGTAATACTATAGCTATTGGTTATGAAGCCGGAAACGCATCACAAGGTCTTTATGCTATAGCAATTGGTCTTAATGCTGGTCAAATAGTTCAAGGAACACAAACAATCGCAATAGGTTCTCAAGCAGGTAAAAATACACAAGGAACTGCTTCTATCGCTATAGGAAATTCATCCGCACTTACAGGACAAAGTATAAATAGTATAGCTATAGGTACATTAGCCGGTTCATCTACACAGGCTTCAGGTTCAGTTGTAATAGGAAATCGAGCAGGACAAACATTTGCTCGTGTACAATCCATAGCAATTGGAGCACTTGCGGGTAGTAATACATTAGCGACTAATGCGGTTGCTATTGGTTACGAAACACTAACCGGAGGCAGTAGTTCAATTTCTATAGGTTATAGGTCAGGTTTTACTGCTTTTGGTACCACTAGTATAGCAATAGGCGCAAGATCAGCAGTTAATCCAAGTTCGAATACTATTACTGTTATAGGAAGTGATGCGGGACGTTCAGCAAGATTAAGTAGTGTTTGTATTGGGAGTGAATCTGGTTTTAATACAAATGGAACGGCTACCGTAAATATTGGCTTTCAAACCGGATTTAGCGGTCAAAGACAAAGTGCTATTTGCGCTATAGGTTATCAGGCAGGTCAACTTACACAAGGTACTTATGGTCTTGCTATTGGTTATCGTGCTGGAAATGCGTCTCAAGCATCAGCCGCAATAGCTATTGGTACTAGTGCTGGTGAAATTACGCAAGGTGCTTCTGGTATTGCTATAGGAATTCGTGCAGGAAATTCTTTTCAAAGAAGCGGTGCTATTGCTATTGGTGCTGAAGCAGGTAGGCATACGCAAGGTATCAATAGTATTGCTATTGGTTATAATGCAGGACGTTCTCAACAAGGGACAAATAGTATTGCAATAGGTTATCAAGTTGGATTTGTAGGATTAGGTACCGGTTCTATTGCGATTGGTTATCAAGCTGGATTTGCGACCTATTTAGGAAATATTGCTATAGGTTATCAAGCAGGCTTTACTGGTAGTTCTACAGCATCATTAGCAATTGGCAATCTTGCGGGATATACATCACAAAGAACCGGTGCTTTAGCAATTGGTTCATTAGCAGGTTCATCATTTCAAGGGTCTCAATCAGTCGCGATTGGTTCACAAGCAGGTTATATAAGCCAATTGGGTAATTCTGTAGCAATCGGTACTAATGCAGGTTTGAGTACCCAAAATACATCTTGTATCGCTATTGGTATAGAAGCAGGCGCTTATAATCAAAGTACACGTTCTATTGCAATTGGATATCAAGCAGGATATACGGGTCAAGGTACTAACTCGTCTATTGCAATAGGGTATTTAGCAGGTAGAACAGGTCAAAATAATTCAATTATCATAAATGCTACAGGTACAGATTTAAGTGATGTAAATGTAGCTGGTTTATTTATAGCACCTATAAGAACAGGTGATACAAGTGGCAATCTATTATTATATGAACCAACTATAACACCTTCAGGTGAAATTGTAGTATCATCTTCTTTAAGTAATTTTGATAAAACTTTCGTTATAAAACATCCTACCGATAATAATAAATATTTAGTTCATGCTTGTATTGAAGGTCCTGAAGCAGGTGTATATTATCGTGGTAAAGGAACGATACGAAATAATATAATGACAACAATAACAATGCCCGAATATTCATCACATATCGCAACAGACTTTACAATTCATATATCACCTATATATAATCCGCATAATGATACAGAACAATTATATAATGTAAGTGAAATTAATGATAATTCATTCAAAGTATATGGAACAAACGGTTCTTTTTACTGGATTGCTCACGGAAAAAGACAAAGTATAGATATAGAACCTAATAAAAAAGATGTAGTTGTTAAAGGAGATGGACCTTATAAATGGATTTAAAATAGTAAATATAATAATTTAGATTTATTATATTTATTATTTCTTTTGTATGAAAACACGATAACCTTTATCTAATAAAACATAATCATTATTATATCTATTTAAAAAATGTTGTGCTCCATATAAAGGCATTTCTAATATATTATTATTAAAATGGTCGTATAAATAATCATCAATAGCCATAATACCACCACTATTTAATAATTGCCAACTTAATAAACAATCAGCATAACAATCAATACATTTATGACTACCATCAATATAAATAAAATCATATTTCTTTTCTTCTTTAATCAATTTTAATAACATATCAACGGAATCACCTTTTAAATGCGTTATTCTATTTTCCATATTTGCAAACTTAACATTTTCATAATATATATTTTCAACATTAATTTGTTCCATATTTGATAATGTTTCAACTTTACCATTTTTAAGAGTATTTTCATTATAACTTATCCATCTATCAATAGTAGTTCCATTCGCATTTGGCAATAATTCTAACATTTTTATCATAGAAGTACCCGCATAACATCCAACTTCTAACAATTCAATGTGTTCTCTATCTTTTAATTTCATTAATACATTTTCAAAAATATGAATTGTATTTGGTGGTAGATCGTGTGTCCAATTATACATACCGCCATAGTTCAATCCATTACTCTTAAACTTATCAATCAATTTATATACACTATTTTCATTAAATTGATATACTAATTGGTATCCAATCTTAGTCAGTTTTTTATAATCACAATCTTTCCAATTTTCAATTATTATTACGGGAGTATGTTTCAATATAATATTCATCATACCATCTAAAATATCTATTTCACATCCTTCCGCATCTATCTTTACTAAATCAATTTTAGTATTAATGTCAATTAAATCATCTAATCTCTTCATTTCACTATTAATTACAACACAATCATTAACTAAACTATTATCTCTATTAATACGCATAGCACCCATATTTAAACCCATATTGAGAACATCCATTTTAGGGAACCACATTTTATTAATTACTTTATTTTCATTACCAACTGCACAATTATGTAATTCAACGTTATCAATATTATTTATTAATAAATTAGTATTCAATATATCATAAGTTTTCTTAAATGGTTCAAACGCATAAACTTTTTTAGCAAGACGTGCCATTTTAACAGTATTAGTTCCAATATAAGCACCCACATCAATAACATTAGACTTATCATTAATAAACTCTTTAAAAATATTATTCAATTCTGATTCCCAGTCACCATTATTATTAATATGTTTTGTTATCCAATCATCTTTATAACTAATAAAACGACCTATATTTTCAATAGATATTAATTTTTCAGATAATGGTGGGTCTATATTTGAATAAATATTATAAGCATTATTACCAACATTAGCAGTTTTATTAACCATTTCTAATAATTTTAATGCTTGATTTTCCCACGAATGCGTTAGAGCCCATTGATAATTCTTTTCAACTAATACTTCTTTTTCTTTACTATCTATATAATTACATATTGCTTCAAATGAACGATTTTGCCATTCATCAGTTAATACATCTCCTTCAATAGCAATACCTCTATTACCTACAGTATTTTCTAAAGCTGCTAAATTATTAGTGATAGCAAATGTTTTACTTAATGCTGCTTCTAATGCTGTTAAACAGAAAGTTTCTTTAAACTTACAAGGATAAAACCATATATCACTCATTCTCCAATAACGTCCTAATGTTTCCTTATTAACCCATCCGTGTAATGTAATAGACTTTTCATTACTATATTCTTCATTCATCATACGTTTTATTTCAGCAAGTTCTTCTGGATAATTAGTATTAGCCCATTGATTATTTAAATCAGCAAATATATTCAAAGTAGCATCCGGATATCTTTGAAGAATACGAGGCCACATTTTTAATAATACAATTAAACCACGATTAGGAAATGATGAATAAATAAATGAATGAGGTATTTTCTTATCATATTCTCTAAATATGAAGTTTTTAAAGTCAATACCATAATGTAATGGAGATATAATATTTTTAAGTTGGCTAAATATAGAAGCTAAATATGAAGCGTGCCATTCAGTTAAACAGAATATATTTTTCATTTTATCATTAAAAGGTATCATATTACCACTCATAGTTAAATCATGAACGACTAAATGAATATTTTTAACATATCCTTTCACAGCAGGCATAATATATTCACTAAAACGACTAATAACACAATGTTCTATTTCTAATCGTGTAATATAATGAAAGTAAGCATCTAAACGGAGATATTTAACATTTTCAAATATTTCATCATTTTCACAATTACAAAATACAACAACTTCATAATCACTATGTTTAGCAACATATCTAGCCATTTCAATAATATAAGTTTCAGAGCCACCAACACCTTCTTTCAATATACTTGAACCAGTCCACTTTTTAAATCCACCATCAGCAACAAAAGCAAATACTTTTTTATCTGGTATAGTAGGAGTAGGTTGTAATGGTTCCATTCTATTAACGAAACGGAATATATTATAATAATCAACCATTGTTTGATATTGATCTTCAGTTGATTTATTATGTTGTAAAAATAATTCACAAGCTTTTTGTCCTAATTCATAATCATTAAAAGTATAACATAATTCAGCTAAAAACTTAGGTAAGAAATGATATGATAGAGTAGGTTTTAATGAATATTGTCTATGTATTGGAAACCCAATTTCAAATCCACGTTTCATATATTCATAAGCTGTTTTTTTATCACCTTCTAAATAATAATGAATACCTATAAAGTATGATGCTTCTGGTCTTTCAGGGTCCCATTCATGAACTAATTTATACCATTTTTCACATTCACTCCAAGGTCTATTCAATTTAAAGTTATACATTCTGGTCATTTCAAAAAGGGCATCAATCTTTTCTTGGTCAAATCCTTCTTTAGGATGGAAAGCTCTTTTATAGAACCATTCAGACGCTTTTTCATAATCTTCTAATAAATTATATGTTTGTGCGATATAATATAAGTGACGTGGATTATCAGGTTCTTCATCAATCATTTCAAATAGACATTTTAAGTCATATCGTTTTCTATCCATAGTTCTTTTTTCCATATAATCACTTCTTAAATCTAATATCCACGATTTTTGTGCTGGAATAACAACATTTACATTATTATCACCTTGTATAACTTCGTGAATAGTATATATATATCTCAATTTATATTGAGTAATAGTAATACGATTAGAGTAGTATTCGGTATCATTACTCTTAATTAGAAGACTGAATGAATCCGCGAATTGGTCACTTCTTACAGTATTTAAAAAGTCTCTCAATTCACCTTCAATTACGTAAGTATCATCTAACATTAAATTATATTTACACTTCATACCAGCTAATTCTAAACAACGATTACGACTTTCACGGAAATTAATAAATGGTTCTTGATATAACTTACCCTTCTTTTTACCAACAAGTATATTATTAATATTTTCAAGAGTTTCATCAGTGCTACCAGTATCTAAAATAGTCCATCTATCAATAATAGATAAATTACGTTCTAACATTTCTTTAAAGTCGCTACCACCATTTTTAACCATAATACATAAGTGAATTAAATTATCATAATCAAGTTCATCATTTTTCAAATAATAATGAAACTCTTTTAAAAATGGTTCATATAAATCATTTGGGATATATAAATAATAATCACTATTAGATAATTTATATGAATAAGTATAACCATCTTTTAATTGTTGATTAAATGTAGTTAATAATAATGGTTTAACAGATAATAATAAATCAATATAATTATTATTGAGTTCATAAAAAAAGACAATATTATTATTTTGAAAATTTATAAAATCATTTTCAATAGAAACATTATCTTCTAAATTCAGTTCGGATAAATTGACTGTTGTATTTTCATATTCGTTCATATCTAAATGGTCATTAATAATATAAATTTTATCAAAGTAAGAATGACATTCATAAGATATAAAAGAACTATATTTTAGACCATATACGAATAAGGTTGGATGTTCAATTATTTCAGCTAAATCATAAAGTAATCCGGAATATCTTTCTAATTTGCCTATAATAGGAAATAGTTTAAGACTATTGTACTCATCGTGACGAAATGGTGGATAGTCATTAGGATTACATTGATAATTATTTTTATTGAATATTATCATTGAAATATTTATTTTAGAATAGATATTTCAATTAATATCTATACGCATTTTTTTAAGATGTATAAGCAAGACCACCCATACCATTAGTAATCCTTAATACATTATAATTAATAGCATATAATCTAACTAAACGATATGAAGCACTGCTTATAAGTGTAGTAGTATCTAAATTTAGTGTTAATAAAGTATTATCAAGACGACTAAAATTACAAGAGCCAGACGGTTGATGTTCTTCTGGATTAATTGCAAAAGAGTATATATGAATGTATGGAAGTGCTGAATTAGCTCCGGAACCTTTATGATATTGGAATCGTTGAACTTTAGTAAAATAAGAACCGTCTCTAAGTGAAAATCGGTCTTGACCATTAAACTGTAAAACAGCACTTTTACATTTCTCAAAATTATCTATATTATATGATGAATTATCAGAAGTATCTTGTATAACCCATACGAGTTCTTTAATAGGGTGGAAGAATTGAAAATCAAGGTGATATTTTGTATCTGTAGTTTGTATAGCTTTAGATTCGTATACTTGTAATTGGTCAATTAAATATTGGTGTGTATTATTCATGAATAATCGTCGTTCATCGGTATCTAAATAAAAATAGTCAGCATATATTTTGAGATTAGTAATATTAGCACTACCAGTAACTTTATTAGCATCTTTAAAGTGAATTGAAAGATAACATTCGTTATATTGTAATGCGACTAATGGAATAGCAAGACCCGGATTACGACAAAACCAGAATTGTAAAGGTATATAAAGTTTATCATCGGTTGATGAAAGCATATCATCTAACATTTGTAATTTATCAACTGGATAAGTTAAGTCACACCAAATAGCCATCCACTCTCCATATTGTCTATCTATTAATTGACTACCTATAGTAAAATCAACATAGTCAATAAGTTGATAGCCATAATAAGTACTAACGATACTGGATATATCCATAGTAATTTCTAAAAATATGGTAGATAGTAAATCACCATTTAGAGGGACTTTAGTAATAACACGGGAACCCATATTAACATTATAGTCATTATCGTAAATATTAATAGATTCAATAGAAAAGTTAGAATGGCGACGATATATGAATTTAAAATATGTTATTTGTGGATTACCTGTTAAATATATATCTTGAGCACCATATGCTGTAAGTTGTAGAGTAGCTCCAGGCATAAAGTAGAATTTATAATATACATATTTTTTATTATCATAAATTTATTGTATAATATTATAAATTCAGTTATGAATAATAAAAATATTGTTTATTTACCAAGTGAACAATTAATAAATAATTTTATAAATAATGTAGTCCAATATATACAGAATAATAATACACAATCTATTATAGAAAATTATATAGTAATAGGAAGTAATTATTTATATTTGGAAGATGAGATATTAGATATAATAAATATAATGAAAAATGATGTAGAACTATTTATTGAAAAAAGTTCAACTTTTACAAAATTGATATTAGATATAGATTTTAAATGGACACTTATATATGGATATAAAATATTATTTAAAAAAGAGAATGATGAATATTATCATATCAAGATATATAGGCCAAAAATAACAATATTATATTTGACAGATAAGATAAATGATGTATTAGAGAATTGTAAGAAGAGTATTTATAAATATTGTAAAAAGAATAATTATGTATTCGTTCATCAATATTCAAAATTATTCAATTCTTTTTATAATCGGTTAGAATATACTTCAAGACGTATATTAGATGATGAATATGTATGTGTATTATATAATTATAGTTTTATAGTGAATTATGAGTTATCAATAATGGATATAGTTAGAATATTGTGTATGGATAAATATACAATATCGTTAGACTATATAAATGGAAAATTATTAAAAAATAATTTTATAATGAGAAATTCAAGAAGATTAATAGATATAGTTAAGGAGTTAAAGTATTTTGAAGAAGATGATGAAAAGATGATAAAATATATAAAGGAATGTATATCAAGAGATGTGAATATATGTAGTATACATTCTTATATAAATAAGAAGAGTGGTTATTATATGCGTGCTGGATTTTTAGATTTAGTACATACTATGAATACTCAAAAAGAAGAAGATGATAATGAATATGATATGATAAATATAATAGAGACACATATGTCCGGGAATAATTTAAATGGAAATGAACAGTTTTTCAATATAATTGGTAAAACATATACAACAGGAAATATGGTGAATGGATGTAATGGAACGATAACTTTTATGAAGAATAATAAGATATTGTATCCTTTATCAGAGAAATATGGAGAATATAAGAAGTTGAATAGTAGTTCATATGAGATAATATTAAATGATAAGAGATATATATTAGTATTTTTTAATAATTATAAGAGATATATAGGAACTTTAATAGATGAATTGGGTGATGTGATTACAGGAAATTTACTGCGTTAAATTGAGCTTTTCAACTTACGAAATCTCTAAAATAACTACTTAAAGCCTTTATTTAGGTGTAATATATAGTATATATAGGGTTGTATATACTGTATATATAAAACAGTTAAATAGTTAAAATATTTTCTAATATATATATGAGTTTATTGATTTCCTAATTAGAATTAGGCACTTTAATTAGATGTATTAATAGCTCCCATTCATATTCAATTTATCATTATTTATTTGTAATATTTTATTATGGATATTACTGGTCTAACTATTATAGCCTTTATAGTTTAATAAAAGATGATTCATATTGATATGATAGACCCATCTATTTTGTAGCTACACTATTAGATTAGGCATATTTATCTTCACCGCGGATGTAGATGAATTGCCAACTTTTGGAGACCGTGACTGTTTTTTTGGCAGGCTTTTTCCTAAAAAGCCCGAGACTTTTTTGATTTTATTTATTTATTTATATTTTCCCCTTTTTGTGGACTTTGTTTTTTCAAATAATCATATAATTTGAAAATACAATACTTTATAATGAATATGCTAAACCACCCATACCACTCATTATTCTTAATACATTATAATTTGGCGCATATACATTTAACAGTCTATAAGCTGTATTATTACTAAAATTACCTAAATCCGTAATCATATTGCTTTGTGATAAATCTATATTCAAAGTTACATTATTTAAACGACTAAAATTACAAGTTCCACTTGGTGCTAAATCATCCGGATATAAAGAGAACGAATATATGTGTGTATATGGCAAACCTAATGCTATACCTACACCTGTATGATATTCATATCTTTGAACATCAACGAAATATTTTCCTTTTCTTTTTTTGAATCGGTCAATACCATTCATTGTAATATTAGCTGATACTACTTGTTCGTATCTATCTATGTAATATTTAGAATCACCACTAACATCCTGAATAACCCATATAAGTTCTTTAACAGGGTGAGCAAATTTTAAATCTTGTGAATAATAAGTTTTATTAATATCTATTTTTGTTGATACAAATTGAACTTGTTCTATTAAATATTCGTGACTTCTTTTAGCAAATAATTTTCTTTCATCAGTATCTAAAAATATATAATCACACCATATACTACACTTTGTTATATCACCACTATTTGAAATATTTTCAGCATTTTTAAAATATATATGTAGTTTCACATCGTGATATTGTAAAGCTACTAATGGTAAAGCAGAACCCGCATTTCTACAAAAAAATAATGGTAAGGGTATATATAATTCTTGAGCAGTGACACTAACCATATCATCTAATATTGTCATCTTATCATAAGTATTTGTTAAATCATACCATAACATCATCCATTCCCCTGGTAATCTTTGTATTAATTGGCTACCAATTTCAAGGTCAATATAATCAATTAATTGAAAACCAAAATATTCATCTTCTATATTTTGATTACTATATTCTAATTCAAGATATAATCTATATAGTAAATCACCATCACGAGCTATATTACAAGTTATTTTTCGTCCTAATAATGCGCTACCAATATATGATTGTTCCATTTGTTCAATAGCAAAGTTTGTATGTCTTTTATAAACAAATTTGAAAAAGGTCATTTGTGGATTACCTGTTAAATATATATCTTGAGAACCATATGAAACTAATTGCATAAGACCACCGGTCATTTATATTTATTATAGTTTGTTAAAATAATAATAATTATCGTGCGTATAAGAATATTTATTTTAATCATATAAATTATAATGAGTTATAAGGGTGATTACATTAAACGGCAGATCGACTTTTTTAATAATAATAACGATTATGTCCGTAATCCAATGCAGTCTGACCTTGATGCTAATGGGTTCCGTATCACTAATTTGGGACCACCTGTAAATCTAAATGATGCCGCCCGTCTGGCTGATATCTCGGGTGGTGGTAGTGGTAATTTATGGTATTTATATCCAGCATATGCCGATGTCAGTTTTAATTGTAATTCATTATTAGATGTATCATCTATAGTTTTTTGTGATGATATGTCTATTATTCGTGGAGCAGGTGGATTCTTTGATATTAGTTCAAATAATCCAATACGTATTAATAATAATACTATTTATATCAACAATAATGGTTATGTCGGTATTAATAATAATAATCCCCTATATAATTTGGATGTTAGTAACTCATTTCATACAATATATATATATGATTATTTAGATTTATCTGGTAACAATGGACAAGTTTTATCATCTACACCTAATGGTATTAAATGGATTGATGTTGCTGATATTAGTGATAATTTATGGATACCCAACGGCAATAATATATATAACGCTAATCTAACCGGTAATGTTGGTATAGGAATAACAATACCTATTTATAGGTTAGATGTTAGTGGTGATATTCATTCATATAAAAGCCTTTTTATTGATAATAGTGCTAACATAGGTAATACATTATACGTAGTTCATAATAATAATAGAGTAGGTATTAATACATCAAATCCACAATATGATCTTGATGTTAGTAGTTCTTTTCATACCAAATATATATATGATTATCTTGATAGCAGTGGTATTGGTGGTATATTAACAAGCTCTAATAATGGTATTATATGGAGTAGAGATATTTCATTAAATAGGTTAGATGTTTCACAAGCGACTATTATAGACTTATCAAGTAATAAAATATTTGTTAGAGACTTATCTGCTGTAAATGCTTCAATCATAAATGCTGATATTTCCAGTTTAACTGTTAAAGATATTATAGGTGGTAAAATAGACGCAAGTATCAATATATTAGATACAAATGATGTCCGCACTTGTTATATAACTTTTGTTGATAATAGTGGATATCAAAAATTACGAATAGATACACAAAAACTCATATATAATCCAGGATTAGATAGATTAGGTATCGGTATAAATCCTAATTATAATTTAGATGTGAGTAGTTCTTTTCATACAAGATATATATATGATTATATTGATAGTAGTGGTGTAGGTGGTATATTAACGAGCACATATAATGGTATTATATGGAGTAGAGATATATCATTAAACCGATTATATGTAACAGATTTATCAGCAGTGAATGTGTCCATTATAAATTTAGATGTATCACAAGCAAATATTAGGGATTTATCAAGTAATAAGATATTTGTTAAAGATTTATCAGCAGTGAATACGTCAATCATAAATTTAGATGTTTCTTATTCATATATTAGTCGTCTGGATGTTAGTAATGCTAATATTAGAGACTTGTCAAGTAATAAGATATTTGTTAGAGACTTATCATCAGTCAATGCTTCAATCATTAACTTGGATGTATCACAAGCGAATATACGAGATTTATCTAGTAATAAGATATTTGTAAGAGATTTATCAGCAGTGAATGCTTCAATTATTAACTTGGATGTGTCTAGTGCTAATATCAAAGATCTAAGTAGTAATAAGATATTTATTAGAGACTTATCAGCTGTAAATTCGTCAATTATCAACTTGGATGTATCTAGAGCAAATATTAGAGATTTGTCAACTAATAAGATATTTGTTAGGGACTTATCAGCAGTTAATGCTTCAATAATCAACTTGGATGTATCTAGAGCAAATATTAGAGACTTGTCAAGTAATAAGATATTTGTTAGAGACTTATCAGCAGTAAATGCTACGATAGTAAGACTAGATGTTAGAGACTTATCTGCTGTAAATGTTTCAATTATTAACTTGGATGTATCACAAGCTAATATAAAAGACTTGTCAAGTAATAAGATATTTGTACGAGACTTATCAGCTGTAAATTCGTCAATTATCAACTTGGATGTATCTAGAGCAAATATTAGAGATTTGTCAACTAATAAGATATTTGTTAGGGACTTATCAGCAGTTAATGCTTCAATAATCAACTTGGATGTATCTAGAGCAAATATTAGAGACTTGTCAAGTAATAAGATATTTGTTAGAGACTTATCAGCAGTGAATGTTTCTATTATTAACTTGGATGTATCACAAGCAAATATAAAAGACTTATCTAGCAATAAGATATTTGTAAGAGACTTATCAGCAGTGAATGTCTCCATAATTAATTTGGATGTATCTCGTGCAAATATAAAAGACTTATCCAGTAATAAAATATTTGTTAGAGACTTATCAGCAGTAAATGTATCCATCATCAATTTAGATGTATCACAAGCGAATATCAAAGACTTATCCAGTAATAAGATATTTGTTAGAGACTTATCAGCCATCAATGTTTCAATTATTAACTTGGATGTATCACAAGCGAATATTAGAGATTTATCAAGTAATAAAATATTCGTTCGAGATTTATCAGGAGTGAATACATCAATCATCAATTTGGATGTATCGCAAGCGAATATACGAGATTTATCTAGTAATAAGATATTTGTTAGAGACTTATCAGCAGTAAATGCTACGATAATAAGACTAGATGTTAGAGACTTATCTGCTGTAAATGCCTCAATTATTAACTTGGATGTATCACAAGCGAATATTAGAGATTTATCAAGTAATAAGATATTTGTTAGAGACTTATCAGCAGTTAATGCTTCTATTATTAACTTGGATGTATCACAAGCGAATATTAGA